CTCCGGGACCCGGCCCGCCCGGACGCGGTCCCGGAGCGGGCGGCCTCCTGTTTCGTGTCGAGGGCCTGCCGGACCCCGTCCCGGACCCCGGCGGTGAACGCGCGGGCGAACCCCCTCGACCCGGACTGCCCGGCGCCCTGCCCAGCCGCGGCGGCCTGCCGCGACATGTCCGCCTTGAGGCCAGTGTCGTCGGACCGCAACTGCACGAACGCGCGGAGTAGTGGCTTAGCCATGGCGGGTCACCCTCCTTCCGGTTCGATCCGCGCCACAGCCCGACCAGCAGCGACCCGGGCCGCCCACCGCTGCGCCGCAGTCCCCCGCTCGACATGCTCCGGGTCCGCGGTCAGGGCGTCGTTGACCCGCCCACGGACCTCCCCGTCCATGCCGTCGACGAGCAGCGCGTACAGGACGTCCAACCCCACCGGCGCCGGCAGTCGGGTCAGACCGCCTGCACCGCGTAGAACAGTTCCGCGTCCTGGCGTTCCTTCGCCGTCACCGAGACCGGCGAGGGTGAGGCGGCCTGCGATGAGGGGCCAGTCGTCGACAGCCCACCAGCAGAGGCGGAGGGCTGCCTGGTAGGGCGCGCCGTGATCACACCGACGAGCGCCGTGATCAGCTCACCGAGGGTGTCCTCGTTCGCGCACGCGAGGTCGGTGACCTCCTCGAACCGCGGCCACTCCCCCGGCCCGATCACCGACTTCAGGAACCCGTACGCGGCGGACATCTGCGTGGCCGCAGCCCCACCGATCAACTCCTCGGCCTCGCCGCGTTCGGTGTCGGTGCGGGCCCGGCGCCGGTTCAACTGCCCGCGCCGCTCCTGCCCCTCCGCGGCCTTCGTGTCCCACGCGAACCGCAGGATCGCCAGCGCGGACAGGTTCGGGGCGACCGTGAACACCTCCCCGAACCACTCGAACGTGTCCAGCTCGGGGGCGTCGTCGAGGCCGTCCACCGTGAGGTCCGGGGACAGCACACCGAGGTGCGCCATCAGGAACCGACCCGGGTCGAGCCAGCGGCCCAGCCGTAGAACGGCTGCCCCGTGGACGGCTGCTCCAACCCGAACGCGACACCCCAGCGGGCGAAGTCGGAGCCCTTCTTCCGGGACACCTGCAGGCTGCCGGTCTGGAAGCAGCGCGGGTACCACTTCCGCAGGGTGTTGTCGTCGGACTCCCACAGCAGGGAGATCCGGACCTCGGAGCCGACGGCGGGCGGCGCGTACTGGGAGACGAGGGTGGCACCGGACCCAGCGACGGTGGAGATGGTGCCGCCGTTCATCGCCATCTTCCACGTGTTCAGGTGGTCCTGGGCGGCGTCAAACGCGACACCACCGGTGCGGCCGGTCGACACGATCGACAGCGGGTCGAGGTACTCCGCGACGGTGATCGGGTCCGTGGCCAGTTCGTAACTGAACTCGGACCCCTCGGCGGTGACCCCGGCGGGGGTCCATGCGGCGGCGATCGCGTCAGTGAACACGGAGGACGCTGCGATCCCGCCGGGGACGACAACGGTCCCTGAGCTCGCACCGGACGTGACGTTCGCGTTGACCTTCGCGTAGCTGATGGTGGTGCCCGACTGGGCGGTGACGACGAACACGCCGTCGAACACCGCATCAGAGATCGATACGACGACGGTCGCGCCGACCGCGATGGTGTTCGCGGAGAAGGTGAGGGTGACGACGTTCGAGGTGAGGGCCTTGTTCGTCACGGTCTGGGTGATCGCGGCCGGCGGGAGGGTGCCGAACGCACCACGCCACAGCTTGCCCGGGCCCGTGCTGATGGCGTCGTTGGGAATCGTGATCGCGGGAATGGGTGATCACCCCTTGGGGTCGTGCCGTCCCTGGCCGCCCAGCTACTGGACGCGAGAACAGCGGGGTCCGCTACGGACCCGACCCCACGGCCATGCTAGGGCAGCGCCCCGCCCGGTGCTGGTGGGACTCGCTCAGCCGACGGCGACAGCGCGGTGCGTCTCCACCCAGTTGCTGCCGTCGTAGACGAACGTGACGGACGTCGTCCGGGACGCGGTGGTGTCCGACGGCGCCGAGGCCGCAGCGAACTTGCAGTTCGCCGGCCACGCGTAGGTGCGGCCGCCGGTGGCGTCCTGCCGGTACGCGATGGTCAACGGCACTGAGGTGTTGGACGCCGGGACGTTCGTGATGGTCGTGCTGGTGGCGTTGGCCTGCAGGGTGACGAGGTGCCAGTTCGCGGACTGCGCGTTGACTGTGACACCGCCGTTGCTGGAGAGGGTCTGCGTGGCGAGCCCGGCTGTGGTCCGCCCGGAGAACAGGCCAGCGCCTGCCGTGACCCCTCCCCCGCCGACGGTGAACCCGCCGCTGGTGCCGAGCGCACCCCACTGCAGGATCGTCACGGACGGTGACCCTGAGCCGCTGTTCGTGGTGGTGAGTGCGTTGGAGCCGAGAGCGTTGCGGGCCTGCAGCAGCACGGACGGGCTGGTGGTCCCAACGAAGTTGATCGCCCGTTCGAGGTTCTTCCAGAACTGCCCGCCGGGGTTCACGATCGAAAGGTCGTCCCCACGATCCGCCTTGATCAGGTACCGGGCGCGGGGGTTCGTCGGGGTGATGTTCGTCGCGATCGTCGGGTTCAGAACGTGGACGCCGTTGCTGGTGACGGAGTCACCGACACCGACCTCGATGAACGCCTCGACGGCAGCGGTGGAGAAGCCCTGGAAGTGCTCGAACCAGCAGGACTCGAAGACGATCTCGCTGGAGCCGGTCGCCCACGCCGACCGGACCCTGATCGGGTTGATCGTGTCGGTCCCGTTGCCGACGAACTGGCAGCCGATGTACCGGTGCCCGGACACCCGGTCCAGGTCGAGGGCCCGGTCGCAGTTGAACGCGTAGCAGGCGACTGCGGTCAGCTGGTCGCAGCGCGGGCCGAGGTAGGCGCCCGTCTTGCAGCCGGCGAACTCCACGGCCGTCCACCGGTTGACGTCCGACTGGACCCCGAAGAAACCCTGCTCGAACCCCTGGAAGGTAACCCGCTCCAGCTGGACGTCGCCGCCGCGCCAGTCCGCGAGGCCGATACTGCCGGCGAGGTAGTTCCCGGTGCCGTTCGCCAGCGCGGTGACCCCACCGACGGCGGTCAGGGCCAGGTCCCGCAGGTAGATCGACTGGACGCCGTCGTAGTAGGCGCCGTCCCAGGGCAGCGCGTTGTCCGACCCGTTCGTGAACAGCGGACCGGCGACCTCCGACAGGATGCTGGTGCCCCGCGCCCGGGACTGTCCAACCAGGTTCAAGCCACGGTTCGCGACCGACAGGGAGGCGGTGATCCGGTAACCCTGCCCGGAGGTGTGCGCCGGGAACACCACCGTGCGGATTCCGTTGGAGGTGGCCGCCGCGGTGAGCGCCGCCTGGATCGCGGCGGTGTCGTTCGTGACTCCATCGCCGACCGCGCCGTAGTCCTTCACGTTGATCGACGGCAGCGTCGACCACAGCCCGGCGATCCCGTTCCCCAGCTTGTTGAGCTCGGTGTCGGAGATCGCCGGTGGGCCGCCGTTCAGGAACGTCGTGGGGGTGTACGGCACGGGGTCAGCCTCCGGGGTACAGCGTGCTGGACGGGAACAGGGTGCTGGACGGGTACAGGGCGGTGTCTGGCTGCGCGATGGTCACGAAGTCGATCAGGAAGGTTTCTTCGCCGCCTTCGTTGCCGGAGTAGACGGGGCCTTGGACGTCCGCGAACGCGACGATCCGGATCTTGTCGCCGCGTGCGGTGGTGACGGTCCCGACGCCGTGGCGTTCCCCGATCTCCACAGCGAGAGCGCGCGCGGCGCGCTCCGCGGCACCGTAGGCGCCGCCGTCGACTTTCGCGCCGACGGCCTTGACGGCGATTGCGACCCTCGGCATGTCTGCGACATCAGTCAGCTGCCGGGATGATGGTCCGCGGATCTCCCCCCACGCACCCTGTGCGGGTGATCTGGTGCCGTGGTGGAGGCCGTTCGGGAGGGGTTTCCCGGTCCCGACGAGGGTGGCTGTCCGGGAGTTCACCCACGCGCGGACGGCGCCGTCCACGTCGACGACGACGACACCCATCAGTGGCCTTCCTGCGCGAACACTTCAAGGACAGCCGGGACGAGGTACGGCTGGTCATCCCTGGCGAAGGGTGGTGGTTTCCTCGGCCGGGTGGCGGGAAACTCGATGTGCGCGGCGTATGGCTCCCCGGGGAACGGATTCGCCTTCGAGGTCAGGGCGGGGTTCCCGAGGTCGGCGTACACCCCTTCCCCGTCCACTCCCCCCGACCACTCCATCTGCGATCTGAGGTACCCCGACGGGTGCCCTTCGGGGGTCTTCGAGTTCCGGCCGACCGGGGCGCGGCGCTTCGCCACCTGGGTGATGCGCTGCGCGAGCCCGAAAATGTACTTCGCGACCGGGCCCGCCGGGCTGCGGACGATCCTGGCGTACTCGGCCTCGTCGAACTCGACGCGCAGGCCACCGAAGTTCGGCACGGGCTATCCGCGGTTGATGCGTTCGAGGATGCCCTGCTCGTGCAGGCCCGCGAACCCGGGATGACTGGTGGCGACGGCCTCGCCGGGCGCCCATGTCGGGACCCCCTGGTAGTGGACGACGCCGGGGTGCGTGAGGGGGATCCGCCACTGGTGTTCGTCGAGGATGGCCTGCGTGAACGCGGCAGTCGGGGGGCCTGCGGTCGGTTCCGCGAAGCCCTCGCTGCTGGTCTTGGTGTCAGCCATCGTGTCCTCCAAGAGGGTTCGGGGTGCGTGCTGTCAGGGTAAATGCCGGGCCGGACAGCGACGTGTCCATCTATGCGGTGGCGCTGCCGAAGACACCCGCCAGCAGGCGTGACGCCATCCGCCCAGACCCGCCCGCCAGGCCGGCGGAAGGATGCAGATAGCCGTCCGAGTACAGGCTTGCGTCGAAGGTGGCCGGCCACGCCGGGAACATGTCGACAGGCCACGTCCCGGACACAGCACCCGATGCAGCCCACGTCAGCAGCGCGGCGTTCCGGGCGTACCTGACGTCAACGTGGTCCTGCGTCGGGATCAGCGCACCCGTGCTGACAGGGTTCTGCCCGAGACACACGAGAGGCACGCCCGGGAGCAGCGCCCGTAGGTTCGTCAGCCACGTCTGGAACGCGCCGACCGTCCACGTCCACAGCCCGGAGTCGTTCATGGCAGTGTTTGTAAACAGGAGCCGCTGACCCATGTTGGGGTACAGCTTCGGCCTGCGGGTCGAGTTGTCGAAGTAGGTGACGTTCTGCCCACCGACCGACGCGGAGAGCAGGGCGAGGACGGGCGCCCCGCCGATGGTGTATCCGGTGCCGCCGACCCCGTTGAGTGGCTCGTAGAGCTCGGGGAGAGTCGGCATCACGTCGTAGGCGGCGGCCGACAGGCCGGACATCACCCGGACCTCGTACATCCGGCCCGTGAAGAAGTCGACCGGTGATGTCGGGCTGCGCATCCCGATCGACCAGTCCGTGTTGTTCGCGAAGTGGCTGGTCACGCCAGCGGTGGTGACGGTCCCGCCGAGCTGGGTGTAGTTCGTGCCGTCAGTGCCCGTGTAGAAGACCACGTTGTTTCCGGATGCGCCGTTGTCGACGTCGTGCTGGGCGCGGACCCACCCGGCCTGGCCGGTCGTGAACGGGACTGCGGCGGTGCTCGTGGCGGTCGTCGGGGTGACGCCGTCCGCGGACCACGTCAGGTTGAGCTTGCCGTCGGTGGACAGCCACAGGTAGACGCCACGCTGGTTGCTGGCTGTGTCGTACTTCCCGACGATCGCCTGGACGGTGCCGGTCCAGGCGTCCGGCTGGACGCGCGCCATGAGCTCGGAGTCGCCGGTGATGGTCGGGCCGGCAAGCCGGAACCCCGCAGATGACCGGATGTCGTAGTACCGGTCTCCGGACAGGCCAGCCGTCAGTACGGTCGAGGCGCGGTCGTATGCCTGGTTGGTGTCGTTCCATGCCCGCCAAGTCACCGTGTAGCTGGGGTATCGGGTCGCGAGCAATTGCCCGAGGATCCCGAGCCATTCGTCGCTCGCGTCGCCGGTGGAGTCGCCGGTGGCCTGCATGCACACCGACCTGCGGCCGCGCTGCAGTGTCGAAACGATCCCGGCGGCGGCTGGATGGGGGCGTGCCGCTGCGAACGCGTCAGTGAGCCATCCGACGACGTCGTCCCCGAGGTCCCCGAGGGCGACGTCGCTGGATGAGGTGTCGCCGGGGCGCCACGCGACCGGGGATGGACCACTGAGGCGAGCACCGAACGTCCCACCGATAGCGACACCACCCGCCGTGGCAGTGCCGAGGATGTTGCCGGCCGCAGCCGGCCAGTATGACGTGTTCGCCGTGATGGTCTTCGGGAATGTGATCGGCTGGGTGAGTCCCTCGTCGGCGTAGAGCGTCGCCCCGGTAATGGTCACCGTGACGGGCCGCCCAGCGGGCTGGACCATGAGTGGCCCTGGGCCTGGCCCTGCGGCTGGGCTGCCTGGGGTGAGGGTGACGCTGATGGTGGAGGACCGGACCGGGGACACCACAGTGGTGGGGGTCTGCGCCCAACCGATGACGGTCCCGGACTCCCCCGGTCCGAGTCTGCGCCCGGATGGGAGGACGAGGACCGGGTAGGCGCCGGTGTTCGTCACAGCTAAGGACGTGGATGCGCCGTCGTCGATGCGGGTTGGGGTGTCGTTGACGACGTACGTCGGCACGGGCGTCCACGCCTTCCAGGCGGCCAGCGAGCAGGCGGTCCGGACCCCGCGACCATGCTAGGGCCGGGACCCTCCCCGACGGGGTAGGTGCGCGTCAGATGAACGTCACGTCAGCCCACGCCGGTGCGGCCGGGAAGGTGTACTGGACGAGGGCGAGGGGCTCCCCTGACGACGGGTCGAGGGACGTGCCGCCGCCGGCGGCGCGGTTCGCGGTAGCGGCGTCCTTCGCCATCTGCTCGGCGTCGTCCTTCAGGCGGTCGTAGACGGCGACGTCGGCGTCCCGTTCCGGGTAGGCGACCTCCACCCAGTAGGCGGCCCGCAGGGCGGCGGCAGCGCCGAGCAGGCTGTAGGCGGCGGTCATGACGGGGTCCCCGGCGGGCCCGGCGACCCATGCGCACGCGTGCCCGATGAGGGTCGCGACCTCGTCGGCGGTCGGCTGCGTCGATGCGGTGAACGTCCCCAGGTAGTCGTTGTCGACACCCACCTCCCGGGTCCGGGTCGGGATGTGCGCCGCCACGTCCGCGAGGGTCGGCGCCCACACCGGTGGCGCGTCCGTGGACCCGACGAACAGGTAGATGGTCTCCGCGTCCACCACGGTGCCAGTGGAGGCGAACCGGACCGTCCACAAGCCCTCCACCGTGAAGGTCGGGGCGTGCTGGTACGTCCCCGTCGACGGGTGCGCCGGTGTCGGGGTGGTCGCCGACCCGGTGGGTGGCGTGACCGTGCACGTCACCGTCCCGTCGACCGGCTGCCGCGTGCTGGGGTCGATGAGCCGGTACACGAGGAGCGGCGCGTCACCGATCTGGTAGGCGGACATCAGGGGACCTCCACGTTGCTGCCGGGTGTGACGGTGATCGAGCCTGCCTTGCCTGCCGCCGGTTCGGCGGGACCGGGTGTGACGGTGATGCTGCCTGCCGAGCCGGTGGGGGCGGCGCGGCCTCGGGTGAGCACGGTGATTCTCCCGCGCGCGGCCTGCCGCAGCAGGGTGATCCGGCTGGTCAGGGCGAGTGTCGCGCGGGCGGTGATAGCGCGGATGTCCTGGCGGAGGACGTACCCGGCGAGGCCGACCGCGGCGCGGGCACTTGCCGTGGACACTTTCCGGGCTGCCGCCGTGGAGGTGGCGCCGAGCGCGCCAGTCGCGGCGACCGGCACCCTCTTCAGGGCGGACGTGAGGCCTGTGATGCCCGCCACGCCACGCGCGGCCGGGGTGGACACCTTCCGGCCGGTGGCGGTACCGGAGAGCCCCAGGACGCCGGGAGCGGTCGGTGTGGCGACCTTCCGGACGGTGGCTACCGCGCCCGCACCGAGAGTGGCGAGGACGGCGACAGCGCGGGCCGCTGTCCGGGTCACGTTGCTCGACAAGCCGACCGCGCCGACCACGGCCGCGACAGCAAGCTTGCGGGCCGTCACCTGGCCGGTCAGGCCGGTAGCGCCGAGCAGGGACGGGCGTGCCACCTTCGCTGCGCCGACCGTCCCGCCCAGACCGGCCGCCGAGCGCGCGGCCGGGGTGCTGACCTTCCGGACCGTTCCCGTCGAGGCCAGCCCCGCGCTACCGGTCGCCGCCGACGTCGCAATCTTCCGGACCGTCTGCAGTCCCGCGAGGCCCATCGCGCCCACCACGGCGACGGCGCGGCCGGCGGTGCGGATGACGTTGCCCGACAGGCCCAGGGCACCGACGGCACCCGCCGTCGCCACCTTCCGGGCTGTCGTCAGACCGGCCAGCCCGGCCGTGCCTGTGGCGTTCGGGGTGGAGACCTTCCGCGACCCGGCCGAACCCGCGAGGCCCACCGTGCCGGGCGTGCTGGGGCGTGCGACCTTCACGGCGGCGAGCAGGCCCGCGAGTCCGGTCGACCCGGTTGCGCTGGGCCGGGCCGCCTTCCGTGCCGTGCTCACCCCAGCGAGCCCGGTGGCACCCGTCGCCGACGGCGTGCTGACCTTCCGCAGTGTCGTGACGCCGGCCAGCCCGGCGGTCCCGGTCGCGGCTGGGGTCGACACCTTCCGGACCGTGTCGACCGCGGCGAGGCCCAGCGCGCCGAGCACGGACACTGCGTGGGCGGCGGACCGTATGACGTTGCTCGCCAACCCGACCGCACCCAGCAGGGACGGCGCCGCGACCTTAACCGCGCCGACCACGCCGACCGCACCCAACGCGCCGGACGTGGCAGGCGTAGCGACCTTCCGGCCGGCGGCTAGCCCGGCCAGCCCCGCCGCACCCACCGTGGCCGGCCGTGACACCTTGACGGCCGCCTGCGTCCCGGCCAACCCGAGGGCCCCGACAACAGCGACAGCGCGCGCGGTCGGTGCGGCCCCAGCGGGCCCCAGGTAGGTGTCGGACGCCAGGCCGATGTCGTCCAGATAGACCGGCCCGAGCGACGCGACGGACGCGAAGGGATTGCCCCATCGGACCTGGGTGATCTCCGTGGAGCCGACGGTGGACAGGCCGGTCGCGGTGATCGTTTCCGTTGCTGTAGCGCTGTCACCGGAGTAGAACGACAGTTCGAGGACACCGGCCGTTGCGCTGACCACGAGCTTGGACTCGACCCGCACCCACGTGTCCAGCGGCACGCTCGCCGTCGTGGTAGCGACGGCCGTGCCGGCTGAGTCGACGAGCGCGAGTTTCCCGGCGGTGGTGTACCGCACCCGGGAGCGGGTCGCGCTGTCGCGGGTCTGGATGAAGTCCCAGTTCGCGGAGAACGTCGCAGCGGACGGGATGTAGATGTAGGTCCGGAAGTAGGCCGTGAGGCCGATCCCAGTGACGTTCCACTGCGAGTAGGCCGAGGTGGCGGCGGCCTGGATCTTGAGGGCTTTCGTGCCGTGCGCGACCTGCGTCGCGTCGTACACGAACGTGGCGCCCGCGCTGACGACCGCGTCGAACGCCGTGTCCGCCGACGACGGCGGGTCGGACGTCGCGACCGTGTTACCGAGGGTGCCCGCCTCGAAGTCGAACGTGAGCCGCTTGTAGGTCCGCGACGCGAACAGCTCATAGGTTGTCTTCCGGGCCAGCCACGGCTGCTGCCAGCGCAGCCACTTGTCCGGGACGTATGCGCGCTGGTCGGGGCCGTCGAGGATCTCGACCCCGAGCAGCGTCCACGTCTGCGGTGTCGGGGTCGCGACACCGAACGTCTGCGAACCGGGCGAGAGCGCCGTCTGGTAGGCGTGGTACGCGACGTAGAACGTCGGGGACTGGTCGTGGAGGCCGTCCTCGGTGGGGGTCGCTGAGGTGGTGTTGTAGGTCCGGGAGGCGGGACTGTTCGCCGCCCAGTCCCCGCACAGCCACGAGACGCGTGAGTTCGCAGCCGTCGTCGTGATCGTGGACGTCGCGGTCGTCCCGGTGCCGGTCTTGGTCCCGTTTACCGCGGGTGACGACGCCAGCGCGGCTTTCGCCCACACCTCGACGGTCATTGAATGCCAGTGCGCCGCACCGATCGTGATCGACACCGTCATCGAGGTGGACTTCGCGGCCGTCGCCGTCCAGATCCCTGCCCACACGTGCGACGCCGTCGCATCCGACACCCGCGAGGTGTAGACGTTGCCCTGCGTGTCCGTCGGCGCGTTCAGCGCCCCGGCGGCGTCCTCGGTGAGGCCCTTGACGACGATGACCGCGCCCTGCGGAGGCGTGAACGACGACGTCGTCAGGGTGCTCGTGTCACTCGCGGCCGAGTTGACGTTCTGCGAAAAGACCGGCGTCGGCATGTCAGGTCACTGCCACGGGAAGTGACCGAACTGGTTCTGGTCCGCGGCGCCCCCGCCGCCCGGGGCGACATGCAGGATCTCCACCCCGAGCAGCGTCCAGGTCTGGCTACCGGGCGCGGTCAGCCCGAGAGTCTGGGAACCGGCGGTCCCGGCGGGCTGCCACGTGTAGTACGCGACATAGAAGCTCGGCGACTCATCGTGGAGACCGTCCTCCGTCGGCGTGGCCGACGTCGTGTTGTACGTCCGCCCGGAGGGGTCGTTGGCGTCCCAGTCCCCGCAGCACCACGAGACCATCGAGTTCGCTTGCGACGTCACGATGGTCGACGACGGCGTCCCGGAACCGGTCTTGGTCCCGTTCGTTACGGGTGTGGCGTCGAGGGCCGCGTTGGTCCAGTCTTCGACGGTCATCGAATGCCAGTGCGCGCCCGCACCCGCGATCGTCACAGACACCGTCATCGATGTGGCCGACCCGGCCACCGCCGTCCATAGCCCGGCCCACACATGACCGGCGGTCGCGTCCGACGCCCGCAGCGTGTACGTGTTGCCCTGGCTGTCCGTCGGGGTATTGAGGTTCGTCGCGGAGTCGTCGATCTGGCCCTTGACGACGATGACGTCCCCAGCGTCCGGGGTGAACGACGACGTCGTCAGGGTGCTCGTGTCACTCGCGGCCGAGTTGACGTTGAACGACGTGGACAGTGATGGCACTGCGTCGTCCTCCGTCCCGGCATAAACCTCAGATCGGGCCGACGAGCAGCTTCGCGAACGTCCGGAAGTCGTACGTGCTCGCCTGCGTCGCGGTCCCTTCGTAGATCGACCGGAGCTTGTCGAGGTCCACGAACGACGACCGGAGCCGGTCGACGTCGGCCTGGACGTAGCCGAGCGCGATCAGCGCGGCATCCGTCTGCGTGTCGACCCACGCCTTGAAGATCTGCACCTGGCGGAGGGTGTCCCGCACGGTCAGCGCGAGCTGCCCCGCCCGCGCGTCGACGTCCGTCTTGAGCGCCGGGAACCCGACAGCCATCCTTGGCCCCTTAGCTGATCAGCGTGCAACTGAAACGGTTGACCGTGATGGTGTTGCTCGCCGAGCTCGTTCCCCACACCGCGCCCGGCGACACCGCGGTCGCGGCGGTCGTATCGATCGTGACCGTGCGCAGAGCCAGAGTGGCGGGCATCGCCTGGACGGTGGAGAACGCCGTCAGGGCCGTGCCGAGCATCCAGAAACCTGCCCCCTGGATCGTCCCGGCGGTGCCAACCGTCCGGACCCGGCCCTTCCACTCCGCGTGGACCGGCCACGACGCAGCCGCTGTCGTCGTCGTGATCGCGGTGCCCGCCGCGAGCACAGTCGCCCCGTACAGGAACCCGAGGCCGAGGGTCGGGGTGCCCGTGTTGGAGAACGCGGCGTCGAACTCCAACCAGATCTCCGACCCGGTCTCCAGGATGTTCGCGGGGAGCACGATCGGGGGGGCGGGCGCGATCGACTGGAACGTGGTGAACGTGTTGAACGCCGCGCCGTCCAGGACATGAAGCGGCGGGATCGGCGCCTGATAGTAGGTGCGCACCGGCTAAAACGCCGTCGCATCAAGGATGCACTGGCCGACCGCGATCGTGATCTGCCCCGGCGACGCGAACACCTCAGGTATCACTTTTTGGAAGTACAACTCCCCCTGACCGGTGATGTTGATCGCGGCACCACCGGACGTCGTCGCGACCTTGAAGACGTCCGCGGTCAGACCCGACGCGAGGACGAAGTAGAGGGTGCCCTCAGTCAGGCCGGCGGGGATGGACTCAGCGAACACGTTGTAGAGGACGACCCGGTCGTCGGTGGTCAGACCATGCCCGCTGGAGGTGATCGTGTCGTTCGTGACGCCGGTGGAGTCGACCTCCCCGAACCCCTTCACGCTGCCATTGATGGGCGCGTATCCGAGATAATTTCCCGCCGCGTTCCCCGAGCTGGTGTTGAAGAAGCCGATGAACCCGTACGTTCCGGCGGCGACGTCGATGGTCACAGCGCCCGTGTTCGACTTCTGCCCCGACGCGGCCGCACCAAACGTGACCGCGACCCGCGCGTAGGCGGGTGACCCGCCGGACGCCTCCGTACCGGTGTACGTGCTACCGGTCCCCGGGTCGGAGGCGGTGAAGACGCCGAGGAACTTGACGCCGGCCGCGATCGACTCGTCGAGCCCGTCCAGTGCGGCGTTCTTCGCGGTGTCGTTGAACGGCATCTCTATCCCACGATCCCCTTGCGCCCTAGTGCGGCAGATGGTTGGGGTGTAGGTGCACCGGGCCGGGCGTCTCCGATGGGGTCGGGACGCGGCCCCGTCGAGGGGGGTCGCATCTTCGACGTCTCAGCCCGGTGCACCGCTCACGGTGGCAGACCGCCCAGACGGTGCGGTCTGCCATGGTCAGGCGCCCTTCAGGGCGCCCAGGGAGGCCATCAGGTCCAGGTGCTCCGTCGTGCAGCCGATGCCCGTGTCGATGACCGACCCGGCACCGAATGTCGCCCAGCCGGCGCCGCCGACGTCGACGGTGCGGCCGTCGATCGTGGTGACGGGTTCGGTGCGGTCCGGGCCCTTCGTGGTGCCGTCGACGGTGAGGTGCACGGACCACGACGGCCACACGACCATCCACCGACGACCCGGCACCACCGAAGTGTCGGTCTTCGCTGCAGCCATCAGGCGCCCGTCACCTTCACCGCGCACGCCGGCTCCTGGATGACCGGGACGACCGGGCGGCGGCCACGGATCAGCCACGAGTCGTTGGCGTCCGGGTCGCGGCGGACCCACGACTCGATGCCGTTCGCCGGGTCACCCTGGTACTCCGGGGACGGGATCTCCTCGTAGCCGATGGCGCCGAGCTGGTTGGAGTCCAGCACGATGACGGTGGTGCCGGCCGGCATCCGCGCCGCGGGGACCGCGCGGACCGCGAGGCCACCGATGGTCTGGATGTTCCCGTCTGACGTGACCGTGGACGTTAATTCCCGCTGCAGGCCCGCGATCAGGTTCCTGTTGCTGGTGAGCCGCGCGTACAGGGTCTTCGTCATGACGACGGTGTCCGGCTTGTAACCCTGTGCGAGGTCTTCCGCGATGCTGGCGGCGAGCTGCAGGTCGAGCAGCGGGTCCGCGGTCGCGATCGTCGCCCACGTCGCGACCGCCGCCTGCGTCTGCGTGACCGCGGCAGCGACCGCGGCGAGGCAGACGGTGTCGACCTGCTGGACCAGCTGGTTGACGACCTTCAGCATGGACCGTTCGATCGGCTGCATGTTCTGGGTGCGGCCGATTTCCTCGTCGGTGACCTTGACGTCCTGACCCCACTTGGTGACGTTCGCGAGGGCGGCGGATCCGGTCGGGGCGAGCCCGCGGGGGTACTCGGAGCCTGCACGGATCGACTCCGGGACACGGTCGGTGTACGGGGACTCGGAGATGCCATAGGCGATCGCGCCGCCGGAGGCCTTCACCTTCCCGATGAGGATCGCGTCGGCGACGAACTCCTGATCCGCGAGGGTGCGGAGCCGGCGCTGCACCATCGCCGGGCTGGAAAGGAACCGGTTGATGGTGAGGACGTCGCCCGACAGGGTCGGAGCGAGCGGTGGGTAGGTGTACGGCATCTAACTCACTCCTTCCTCAGTGGAACCACAGGACGCGGATGGGGTTCGACGCGGTGCCGGCCTCGATGGCGATTCCGAGGGCGGCGACCGGGTTGTCGGTGCCGACGACGAACGTGGTGACCTGCCCGGACGCGGCGGACTTGATGTAGGAGCCGAGGGTGATGGTGCCGGCGGCGATGGGCCGCTGCACTCCCCCGCGGGCGACGGTGACGGTGTCACCGGATGCGGCGTCGTGGGCGGCGATCCCCACGACCGGCTCGTTCGCGGTGCCCGCTGCCGTGGTGACGGTGTTCGCTGCGGTGAGGACCACGAGAGCGGCACCGGTGATCGCGGCGCTGGCGGTGTAGGTGCGGTGCCAGCCGGGGACGTTGGAATCGGTGTAGTCAGCCACCGGTCACACCGCCTTCGCGGCAGGAGCGCCGAACAGGGACGCGTAGAACGCGTCGTCGTCGGATGCCGGTTCGCCGCCGACGACCCCGGACGCCTTGACGGGCATCGCGGTGCCGTCGGCGATCGCCCCGAGCATCGCCTCGACCACGTCGGGTGCGGCGTCATACTGGGCGGCGATCGCATCGCGGCTAGCGGGGGTGATCTTCCCGGCTGCGAGAGCGGACGCGAGGACCGTTTCCCGGCGGGTGACCTTCTCCGCGGCCTTCCGCGCCGCCAACTCACCCGACATGGTGGTCAGCTGGGCGAGGAGCGGGGCCTGCGCGGCGGCGACCCGGGCGGCGATCCGTGCGTCCAGATCCGAGGCGTCAGCGTCGACCACGGGGGCTACCGGGTCGGTGACAGACGGGATGGTTGGGTCGGCGGCGGGCTTGGCCTTCAGTGCGTCGAGCGCGGCCAGCACCGCGTCGTCGTCGACATCGGAGGCCAGCCCCAGCCGCTCGCGCACCTGTTGCGCGATGGCGGGCGTGTCAGGCAATGCCTGCTCCTTGGGGATGATCGCGGAAGCTGCACGGTCATCCCGACCCCGAGCAGAGCGTACAGCCCGATCACCCGTTGCGATGGCACGTGCGGTGATCGTGTCCGTGTCGGGGCTGAGCTTCCACAACGGCCTGTGCACGTCCGCGATGCCGCGGGCGGCGACGGTGTCCGCGACCGGGACGTACGTGATGGTCACCCGGGTCGGTGTCCCGAACGTGAACACGCCGTCCGCTTCGGTGTACGGGGTCCGCCACAGGTGGCCGTCGTCGTCGTCCGCGACGACCGCGTCGGTCCACACGTCGCAGATCCACGCCCACCGATCCAAGATCGTGGCGTCACCTTCTTGGGTTTGCACCCAGTCGTAGAAGGCGGTCCGCAGGGTGTCGATGGACGCGGCGGCACGCACCGTGTCCGGGACGGTTGGGGCGGGCATGGGGTCTCCGTCGGTTGGGTTGGTCATCGGGGTGGACAGGTCAGGCAGCGGCGGCCACCGCACAGCCGGCTGCATGGACGCGGCGACCGCGCGGGCCGACACCCACGCGTCGACGGCGGTGGGCTGCTCGTAGAGGGCCGCAACGTCCGCCAACGACTCGATGGCCGGTGCGGTCACCCCGAGTAGCGCCAATCCGGTGAGGACCCCCGCGTAGGTCTGGCCGGTCGCGGTGACCACGTCAAGGTTCATCTCGATCGACCGCGACGGATACGCCGACGGGATGATCTCCGCGAGCCACGCCGGGACCCCCGTCAGGTCACCGAGGAGAGTCAGCCCGTCCGGTGAGAGGCGAAGGTTCGTGACCCTGCCGACGCCCGGCTCACCATCCGCCGACGCGTTGAACCGCCCGTCCTGATGGCCGACCTTCAGGACCGCGGTCCTGAAGGTCGGGTCGTCCTGGGCGCGGACACAGTCAGCGAGCTGCTCCGGTGTGCAGTCCCACACGCCCGTCGACGTGTACCAGACCCCCACGGTCGCGAGCTCGACATTTGGCACCGTGGTGAGGGCGGCCATCACCAGGCCCCCGCGACGATGACAACGACAGCCGTGGTGAACGCGACAACCAGCAGGAAGCCGAGGAACACGGCGAGGGCACCGAGGACGTCCCGCGCCACCGTCAGGTCAGGTGCCGGGTCGGGCCGCTCCGGGATGCCCAGCAACTCCACCCATGTCGGGTCCGGGTCGGCATGCAGGGCGCGGGTCGGCAGCCGGGTCATCCGGGCCGTCGGTGGGCTGTCACCCCAGATGGACGGCGGACGCCCGTTCACCCGTCACCCCACGTCACCGCGGCGATGCAGCGGCATCTGAACCGGCCCAAGCAATCCCGGTACCCGCCGGTGGGGAACGCGGCCTTCACGGCGTCCAAGTCCGGGTATTCGACGCCGTCCGCGGCCTGACAGTTCGCACACGTAGCGTGGTCACGGATCGCGGAGTGGTGGTAGCGGGCGCCGGACGGGCCACCATCCACAGCCGCGGTCCGGCCGCCGTTGATCCCCGCCTGCACGGTCGCCTCCACCGCCTCCCTGGGCGCACCGTCGGTCAGGGTGTCGAGCCAGCCGCGGACGGCGTCCCCGACGGCCTGCGGGTCCGGGTCCGGCCCGGCGAGCCGGAGCGCTTCCCGGCCCGCCGCGGTGGCGAGGCCTTCCGCGAGGGACGCGGCCAACGCTCGCGCCCACCCAGCCAGGGCCTCCGTGTCGACCACAGCCGCGGGGATGGTCACGCCGGCCGTCGCGGCCTCCCCCACCGCGAGGGTCACCCCGGCCGCCGCAGCAGCTTCGACAGCCGCAGCGAGGGCGTCCCCTGCCGCGGTCGAGTCCACCGTGAGAGCGGCCAGGGCGGTCAGGTCCCCCGCGACCAGCGCGGCCACGACCGCTGCAACGAGCGCGTCGTACTGGGCGGCGGTGATGTCCGGCCATCCGGTCATCGCGTCGTCCACGATCTGGGTTGCGGCGTCGTCGATGGCCTGCGGGTCCAGCCCGGCCTTCGCCTCGACGGCGGTGAGCTGCCGGTGATACGGCCACACTGGGTCGCCCGCCGCGCGGACCGGCCGCCGGTTGGCTTTGACGGGCGCCACCACCGGGGCAGCGCCTGCTGGCTTCGGCGGGAGGTCGAACGCCCGCCGTACCCACGCCTCAAGGTCCGGGTCGTTGGACAGAGCACCCGCCGTGATCAACCGGGCCACGGTCTCCGCCAACGCCTGCTCGGTGGCGGCGACGTCCCCGACGACGATCCGCGGGACCGCCGCCGCTGGGCCGGCGTTGAACGTGGCGATGGGTCCCGCGAGCTGCAGGGTGGCGTCCGTGGCGATGTCATCCGCGACCGCTTGTAGGGCCATGGCAAGGATGTCCGCGAAGTTGTCACCCAACGCCCGGGACCCGTTCGCTGTAGACCCGAGGTCGAGGATCGACATCAGCGCGGCCCGCGCCATCTGCTCATCCAGGTACCGCAGGAACGGGAGAGCGTCGGGGATGGCCCCCTCCACGCCCTTGATCCGCAACGTGAACCCGGGGGTCGCCACTCCCCCGGTGTCCCCGACCCGGACCGCAGCGGCGGCAGCCTGCGCTTGCTGGATCTGCGCGGGGGTCGGGACGGTCCCCGCGACCGGCTCCATGACGGGTGTCCCGGCGCCGAAGCGACGCAGGCTCGTGGCGTGAACGCGCATCGCCTCGGCCTTGAGCAACCACGGTCCGAACGCCGGCCGCAAGATCGACTGCCCCCACCAGGCTGCGCCTTCCCGCTGGTGGGTGTACCAGACGAGGCGGTCCGCGCGGAGCTCCGGCGTGTCCGACGAGACCCTGGTCGTGGACGAGGTTTGGGTGATCCCGAGGAACTGGCCGGTGTTCTCGTCCACGTGAATGCGGTCGATCGAGTACGGCATCCGCTCTGGAAGCCCGGCGAGGATCGCGCGGCCGCTGTCGACCCGGTAGTACGGCTCGGCGGCGATGTGCCCCCACACGAGCTTGAGGGCGGCGATCCGCAGGTGCGCCTTCCACTGCACGGCACGGTTCCGGTCGGCGCCGGGCGTGGCTGGGCCGGTGGTGTCGTCGCCGAGGACGGGTAGGCCGAGACTGTCCGCGACCGCCCGCACTACCTGATCGGTGCAGCCGGACGGGTCGACATGCCAGTGCCCGGCCACGACTGGGTTGGTGTACCCCGCGATGATCGAGGCGAGGGTGGGGTCGCGGCGCATCCGACCGTAGGTGCGGATGCTGTCGGGGTAGGTGACGTCCGGGACGTGCTCCAGGGCGTCCTCGTACCAGGACCCCCAACCGCCTCCACCGGAGTGGAGGGTGCCGAGGGGTCGGGTGGGGGCGTCGCTGACCGGCATGACGGTGCGTGCCTCCGCGGGACGATCCAGGCTTCCGGACGTCCCGACCCCGCAGCCATGATGCCAGCGGTGGCGGACTGTGTGGGGTTACGGCGCGGGTTCAGCCACTCGGGGGTCTCACATCGGCCGTGTCATCAGGTCGTCGAGGGGCTGCCCGCCCACCGCGGTGTCGACGAGCCGGTCATGCACCGACCTGAGCGGCCGGTCCTCCCGACCGGACACCGGTGGGGAGTACTGCTCCCACGTCACAGCCGCCGCATACGCCAACGTGTCGACGAAGTCGTCATGCCGGCCGGACGGGAACTGGCGGAGCTCCTCCAGGACGTCCTCCAACACCTGCGCTGGCAGCGCGCCCGGGCTGGCGGGCGCGGGGAACCACACCCTGCCCTGATCCACCCACTGCGCCGCGAGGGCGGCGCGGACCGTCTTCGCGCGGTCCGCTTTCAAGTCCCCGATCCGCAGCCCTGCGTTCACAGCGGCACGGACGAGGCGGGTGCCGGCCATGGTGGCTTCCACCCACAGCACATCCAACGCCCACCGTTGCGCCAAGGGGCGGGCGAGGTCGATCTGTTTGTGTTCCGGGACCCGCCCCCGCCGGACGTCGAGGAGGACCAACGTGCCGTCGGGGGGGACAGCCCACGCGGACGCCACCGTCCAGTCCGCCGAGCTGGATGTCGAGGTGGCGGTGTCGATGGTCGCGAACCGGTAACACTCGCTGAGGTTCCAGATCATTCCCGGGCCCACCGAGATCCCCCGCCCGTCGGGGGTGAGATGCCACCACGCGAGCTTGTCGATGTCGAACGTCTCCCCGCCCGGGTCCACCGGGGCGCCCTGGTAGACGGGCCCCCACTCGTCGTCCGCGGACCGCTTCCGCTTCGCCCACGACGCCGGGGTCCGGCCACGCGCCGACACCAGGAACTCCCCCGGCGCCCGACCCAACGGGTCCGGGTCCATCACCTTCGGGTCAGCCTGCGCAGGAATGTGCAGGACCCGCCACTCCCCCGGCTCGTTCGCCAGGAGATACCCGATCAGGTCGTCGTGATGCCACCGCGTGTTGATGACCAGGACCGCGCCGCCCTCCGACAGGCGGGTAGAACCGGTGGACTTCCACCAGTCCTGCACGGTGTCCCGGGCGACCGGGCTGTCAGCGGCCTTCCGGTCCTTGAACAGGTCGTCCAGGAGGAGCCGGTCGACCGGTTCACCGGACCAGGACCCGCCGACACCGGCGGCGTACATCCCGCCGACACCGTTCTCGAGGCGCCAGTCGTGCGCGGCCCGCTGATCCGGGGCGAGCCTCAGCCCCAGCGTCGGGTAGGCGCGGATGTCGTTACGGACCCACCGCGGGACCCGGCGGGCCATCCGATCCGAATAGGACGCGACCGCGAACCGCAACATCGGGTCATGACGGAGACCCTGCATGCACCCGTAGCGGGCACTCAGGGTCTTCCCCTCCTGCGGTGGGAGGACCACGATCTGCCGCAGGTGCCGGCCGGTGAACCAGTCGACGACCGCCGCGCCGACCATGTCGAGGGCGGGGGTTCGGATGAGCCTGCGGTCCAGTTGCATGCCGACCGCGAGGGGCGTCACATCTTCGGCGGCTGCTGTGGTGGTTTCGAAGCGGCGGGCGGCGGCCTCCCATCCGGTGCGGGGCTGGTCCGCGCCGAGCGTGACAGTCACCCTGCGCGGCCCCCGACGATCCGCAAGTGTCGGGGCACGACAGCGGCGACGAGCGCGCGTTGTTGGGTGGTGAGCGCGAGGTCGTCGAGGATCCCGGAGATCGCTTCGACGAGGAGCGCGCCCTGCGCTTCAGCGAGACGGACCTGGCGGGTGTCGCAGTCCGCGGCGATCGCCGCAGCGGACGCCTTCACGAGCTTGTCGCGCTCGATATGCCACCACCTGATCCACTCGTTCAGTCCCGGACCCTCGACGGTGATCGAAACCCTGTTCTCGCCCTGGTAGCCGTCACGGGTCTGGGTCTGCCCCCAGACCAGCCCGTGAGGATCGAGCTCGACGATCCGCACCTCGATGTACGCGACTGCCCCGGCGGCTCGCTGGACCTCCTCCAGAAGCGCGGTCGCCGGGTCGATGTCCCGGCGGAGGGTGAGCCGTTCAACCGCGCGGGCCGCTTCGGCGTCGCGGCGGGCACGCTCGGCGGCGGCCTCGACCTGCGGTGCCTTCCCGCCGTGGGTGCGGCACACCGTCGCCCCACGTGCAGGGGAGGCACCGCACGGGGTCGGCGGGTCGGTCCGCTTCCGGTGCGCTGCGCACTTCTCGTGGACCTGGCCGCAGATCTTGCAGGGGTTCATGAGGTGATGGTCCCCCGCGAGTCGCTCATCAGGTCGGCGATCATCGGCTGCCATCCGAGCCCGGCGAGATACCGGACGGACCAGACGGCGATCGGTGTCTGCCCGCTCACGGGGTCACCACCGCACAGGAGCACCCGCACCGGAACATGCTCGGGTCAGGCTGGCCCGTGACTGCCGCGTGGGCGACGTCCCGATCGAGGCCGGCCCATGTATGCCAGGCAGGTGGGTAGCGGTGCTCGTCGAGGTACTCACAGGCCCCGCAGCGGGCGGTGTGGCTGACGTAGTGACCGGCGGTGATCGCGTCCATGATCTCAGCGACCAGCTCGGGTGTCAGAGGCTCGGGCACGATGTCCGGTCCGTCCACTCGATCTTCGTGTGGTCGCTCACAGGATCGTCACCCGCCCGCCGGAGACGAAGCTGGGGATACCCGATCCCGCGGGTCGGGGGCCGAGGCCGAGGGCGTCCCGGTAGTGCCGCATCTCCCCCAGGGTGTCGTCGATGTCCGGGTCCACCCTGTGCAACTTCCTGGCGGGGGGTCGGCCGGCGACGATCTGCGGGCCGCAGGGCTTCCACCGGTCGAGCATCTCCCGCAGCCCGGACGGGTCCGGGAGCCGGTGAGTGCGGCCTTCGAGGATCTCCGGGAACCACACCTCCAGCCACCGCTGGTCGAAGTGCACCGACGACCCGGTGAGGGGGATCGCCGGATCAGCGGCGTGCGCCGCGACCCAGTCGAGGACCTCCTGGTGGGCGGGCCACGCGGACCGCCACAACCCGCTGGCGGCGTCCAGCGCGGCGGAGAGGTGAGACAGCCCTCGACCGGGGAGGTCGGTCGTGCATGCCTTCCACAGCCCGGACGTGTCGTGCATGGCCTGCACGATCGGGTCAGCCTTCGCGCGGACGTGTCCGACCGAGGCGGGCATGTAGGGGACGACCCACGACCGGCGGTCGACCATGTCGAGGTCTGGGGAGACGACCGCTAGGCCGATCTCCAGGAGGACGGCCCCGCGCGGGTCGAGCCCGGACGTCTCCACGTCGCAGAGGAGGAAGGGGGTGTCGATCATCGGGTGCCGGCCGCGACGGGCGTCGCGGAACCGCACGGCGCGGTGTACAGCGACACCCCAGCCTCGATCGCCTTGGTGGCCATCCGCTCCCACGACTGCGCGGTCTTCGCGTCCGGCTCCACAGACCGCAGGAACACGTTGTCGACCGCGAGACCGAACGGCTCCGTGAGCCGCTTGAGCTCTGCGAGGAGGTCACGTTCGACGCCCACCCGGTCGATGGTGGCTGTCATGTTGTCCTCGCCGGCGAACACGTTCCCGACGGCGCCACCGTCGTCGGGGAGGGACTCGCCGCAGTGATCGCACTGCACGGCCACGCACAGGTAGGGGCGGATCTTGACGTCCGCGTCTGCGTGGTCCTCGTAGCCGTCTTCGATGAGGCTGGCGATGTGCTCGCGGGCGGCGGCCTCGGACGGCGAGCACCGGTCGTATTCCTCGTCTGGCGGGACGATCTGCCAGCACTGGCTGGTGGTGCGGGTCATGACGCCTCCTGGCGTTGGGTGGGTACGGTGAGGAACAGGGACCGGAGGGCGTGCACGGCTTGCTGCGGGACAACCCCGTTCCCCAACGCCTTGAGCTGCTGCCGGCGGGCGCTGGCGGGGCGGACGCCACGCCAGATGGTGGGGTCGGTGACCCACCCGTCTGGGAGTCCCTGCATCCACTCGACGAACCGAGGTGACAGCATCGGCTGTCCGTTTTCTCCCGGCTCGGTGGGTGCGGGGGCGTGGCGGCCTAGGGCGTGTTCCCATCGGGTGATGGCGGCGCGAAACGGCCCCCAGTCGGTAGCAGCCCGTGCTCGCAGATCACCTGCAGCAGTATCACCGCGCTCGTCAGCATCAGGTCCCCGCGCGACCCGCGCTGGTTCGGGCCGCCCTTCTCGCCGTCCGTCGCTCTGGGTTTCGGCAGAAGCGTCTCCACGACCCCAGGGAGCAGGACGCTGGTCCGGGTCGTCTTCCGGCCGTGCGTCGCATCCGGGGTCGGCAGGAGGGCGCCGGCGGTCCGGAGATCTGGACCGCCGTCGCCGTGGCTCCCCGACCCGTTCGTGTCCGACACCGTCGGAGTCGGCAGCAGATCCAACCGCAGGTCCCGTTTCCCGCGCGAGTCCTGCGGCCTCCCACCCGTCGCGCTCGATGCCGTGGGGGTCGCCAGGTTCCAGCCACGCGGTGAGGAAGATCCGGTACCGACTGTGGGGTGCGCCGATGTCGGAAGCTCGTACACCGACCCACGCCGCGTCATACCCGAGGTCGGCCAAGTCGCCGAGAACACAGCCGAGTGCTCGCAGAGGAGGCTCTCCATCCCCGGCACCTCCCACACACCACGCGCAGGGTTCCACGTCGCAATCGGCTGCGGCACTGGTCGCTCCTCTCACGTTCTCCCAGACGGCCACTGCCGGCCGCAGGACACTGATGGCGTAGGCCATGTGTGACCACAGCCCGGACCGGGTGTCCGGGCGCATCCCGAGGCGTTTCCCGGCCGCGCTGAGGTCCTGGCAGGGACTCCCGCCAGTCAGGACGTCGACCGGCTCCACGGCCGCCCAGTCCACGACGGTGATGTCACCGAGGTTCGGTACGTCCGGGTACCGGTGGGCGAGCACGCGCCTGGCGCCGGGGTCGATGTCCGACACCCACGCCGTGGCGCCGCCGAGGACCTCATGGACGGCCAGGTCGAGGCCGCCGTAGCCGGTGAAGAGTGACCCCACGCGGATCATCGGATGGCCTTCCGGGTCGGGTACAGGTGGGGTGCGGGGTCGTCGGTGTCGACAGCCACGTAGATGCCGTCGTCGTCGAGGAGCCACCACCCGGGCCAGGCGGTCGCGGGGTTCAGCCACACCGGGACGGCAGCGGGGTCCGTGCCGGTGGTCACGATCAGCCCGCACGCCCGGGCCGCATCGGGCTGGTGGTGGCACCAGGTGTGGCAGGGGCGGCACAGGTGGACGCCGTTGTATGCCGTCCACGCCCCTCCCCTGGCTCGGGCGGCCCGATGGGACCAGTCGGCGGCGCTGGCCCCGCAGCCCGTCTCACAGCGGCCGTGGGCGCGCGCTGTGACCAGGGCCCGCGCCGCGCGTTCCGTGGCGTCCGGGGACGGACGGGCCGTCG